AGAAAATCTTTCTGCTATATTGCAGCCGGCCTGACCTAAGCCTATAACCGTTTCCACTTTTTCCTCATTTGTTATTTATTAATTAATTCTGCAACGGCTTCTTTGATTAAATCTTCCAAAGCGTTCTTTGTGACTTTGCTTCCGGGAGAGTGCTGACCTTCCTCTAGCGCGCGGTCAAGGTAGGCCGGCCTGAAGCCGCGGCGCTGAGTAGAGTATCTGTCGCCGGCTAATGCGGCGGGCGAGGGGCCGTCAGACTGCACCGTGCTGCCGCGGCCAATGCCTTTGCGAGTTTTAATAGGGGTCTCTTTATCCGCTTTAGAGCCAAAACCTTCGCCACTGGTTGCTCGAACTGAGGCTTGGTTGCGATCTGGAGCTGAGGGGTCATCTGGCACACCGCCATAAGATTTACCCAAATCAGCTAATGAAGGAGCATCTTTGTTAGCTTTAGAGCCAAAACCTTCGCCACTGGTTGCTCGAACTGAGGCTTGATTCGCTTTAGAACGACCTGACCCAGTACCGCCATCGCGTCTAGGATCTTTACCCAGTGTTCCGCCGCCGCCTGCGTCGCTATCATTGCCGGCAACTTTATTCATGGCCCGGGTGAGGAATTCCATTTGTCTTCTAACAGTCGGGTCGCGGTCGACCGCTCCCCCTGCTGCAGCTTTGCCGAAGTTCTGAATGAAAGTTTGAAGCATTTGCCTTTCACTAGCACTTTGGCCATTGAACGTTTGGCTCAGGGCCTGGCGGATGGTCGCCAGCGTCACTGCTTCTTGATCAACTTCTTCCAAAGTCTCCTCTTCTAAAGAAACTTCATTTGCCAATTCTTCCTTAATTAGATTGATTAATTTTTGTTTTGTAATGCGCATAATACAAAATTCTCCTTTTCTCCTATTAAATAGTATCAATTTTAATCATATTTCCAAAATCTTTTCCGATACTTAAATTAATTTTAAAGTCTCCAAATACAGTTTTTGAAAATACTTGCATAATTTCTTCCAATAAATGTTTATCTTCACGTTTTAAATCAATTACAAAACTATCGTGAATACTGAAAGCAATATATGAATTCGTCTTTTCTAGAATTTTTGAAACCTCGACAACCTGCCTTAAAAACAAGTCACTGGTGGTGCTTTGTATTATATAATTTAACGCATGATGATTATCAGCTTCAATAATTCTTTTAAATGGTGTACTGATCTCTAATCCATTGTAGTATTTTTCCAAGATCTTGTTTTTATTGAATATTTTTTCAAGTCGAGAGTCTTTTGCTTGTGGATTGTACAACCAAGCGAAAACTTTCTTCTTTATTATATCCCTAGATAAACCACCCTTAAAGACATTTTGTCCTATCCAAGCATGGATATCTCCCTTTGGTTGCGAAATGCCTAAAAGACCCATAAACACTCTTAATTCAGCGGCGTTATAATCTAGCTCGACAAAGACATCATTATTGGGCTTCAAAACCGAACGATGGTCGCGGTCCAATGTCATAATTGGAAAACTGTTGGGTTTGGTTGTTAGCCGGCCAGTCTTTGTGCCAAAGATATTATAATCAATATTATGATTTATCTTCTTTACTTTCTTTATAAACTGTCGTGTCTTGAACTTTCCTAAATTTAGACTTTCTGTATCAATATTGAGCTGTTTGCTTTTTACTGATTCGGCAAACTTAGTTAGCGAAAGCAAAAAGTTATAATTATTTGGTTCTGGAAAGTTTTTTAATACATGCTGTGTAATCTGGTTTTTAAGATCGAAGTACTCCAACAAAAATATCTCAGGCACAGAATCAAAAAAGCATATATCATTCATATCAATTTTAGCCAAGTTAAATGCTCTCATGTATGCTCTTAGCCGATCTGTAACTTTCTTCCAGTCATATTTTAAATGCTCTGGGCATACATCGGTCAAACTTTTATCTTGACAAAACAAGTTGGCGTACTTTATATTCTTTATATCATCTAGATATTCTAAATACTTCCAAGTTGCAGCTGGATTTGCCGGCAAGTTTTCATTTAGATCGCCGTCATAATAAAACAGCTTGCATTCACGCTTTTTGTCTAGTGGTTGAAAAATCATTTTGCTACATTCTTATTTTAAGAACCAAAACGATAAAGTTAATAGCCTCCACCACCGCCGCCACCGGAGGTGCCAGCAGCCGGCCCGGTAGAAGTTGCAGTGCCGCCTGAAGTTACAATTGAAGAAGCAGAGCTAGCAGTCGATTCTACGGTCTGCACACTAGTATCAGTTTCAATTATCTTTCCTGTTGGCGAAATAATTTTCATTGTCTTAGGTAGATTCTTTTCTGGCTGCTTGTTTTTGTCATTTAATTTCTTTCCGCCTATAATATTGAACTTTGTTTTTATGTTTTGCTTTGTTCTATTGTTAATATGTTCTATGGCATGATACATTGACTGATACTGCATAACTTTCATAACGTCATAGTACTCTTTTTTCACATTTAACTTCATTGAAGCCTCGGCAAAACGAATCCTCATGTATATCATCAACCAAAATTTTGGTCCAAAATTATCTATATAGTTGTCTGGCATGCCGCCATATTGATCAAGCTCTCCTAAGTTTTCTCTATAGAATTTAATTAAGGGCTTTTTCTTGCTAGCGTATTTTACACGCATATTGGGACCATGACCAACAACATGCGCATGGCTCTCTGGATTGTGCAAAATATAAGGAGAAGCTGATACAAATGAAGTATAAAATTGAAATAGATAGTGCCTAAGAGTTACCATGTCGCCACCATTTAAATCATCCCACTCATCTCCTATATGAGTTTTAAAATATAATTGCTCATGTACAGTTAAGCCGTCGTTGACATGTTTTTTTATGTATGGCGCCATTCCTGATTCAGCAATTCGATCTGGGAAATTAGGTTGCGATGGAAACGGACTTACTTTGTACTTAAAGCCAGACCCCAGATTTGCAACAAGAGTCCACGGTGCATTCTTGTCAACATAAAAACCAAATTTTCTAGCAGTGTTCCGAAAGAACTTATAGTTAGGATCATCATATGAATTTTCTCTACGACTGTGCATATCACGATTAAATTTGCCTAACTGAATGATCAAGCCACTAACATGCGGAGGACATTTTCTAGATCTTGCAAAAGCAGTCTTGGTAAAAGGAATATCAGGCGTCAGCTGTTCAACATATTCCATGAAAACTTTCATAAAGCTTTTAAAATCAGTTATCCTTTTATTTCTACCTCTTTTTTTAACATACGAACCAATAAAGTTCTGGTATAGTTTATTCATATGAACATTATAAAGATTCTTTAAACTCTGCCAACCTTTGACCGGTGTTAAAGAAGTGTATTGGCTAGCAATATTAGTATCTACTTTGTTATAATAAACTGCTTTTTTCATATAATCTCTGAACTCTTCAAAAGCATCAGCAACAAATTTAACTGCCCAGACATCATCTTTTCCGCCAACTATAAGTCGACAATTATTTTCTTTAAGCTCTACTGTATCGCCATCTGAATCAAAACGTCCATAATAAGTCTGATCATACGAGAAATCAATATAGTCGTAGTTGTTTGGATACTCAGTAGAATACCTTTCTAAGAATTCAAATTCTTTTTTGAACCTTTTTTCATCTTCAAATATATCGATAGTGCTCAAAACAAATTACCTCGTCTTGCTGTAAATAGTTCATCAATCAGAAGATGGTCCTAGGTCTCGGGCAGGGGCGCCTGCTTTCTTTGCGGCTTTTGAAGCGGCGATTGTACCTGGAAGCGGCGCCTCAACAAGGTGGCCCAATCCATGCTCTTTCGCAAATTTTCTTGCGGCTTCTTTTTCTTTATGCGCATCCAGTACTTTTGCTGAAGGTCCCTTCGGCGGCGGGTGCTCTTCTCCTTTACCTAGAGGCTCGGCAACTGACGTCGAAGTACCAGAAATCCTTCTCGCTTTTGGTATTTTAGTACCTATCTTCATTCCTATCATGCCATCGTTATAGCCTTCTAAGCGTGTTTCAAAGCGTCCGGGCTCAACGATACACTCCACCTCTGTCAGGTGAATATAGCCTGCCATTCCTAGCTTCATAGTGAGTGATCTTGCTCTAGATGTCCTGCCGCCCGAAACACGAGGGTGGATAAAAACATATTGGCCGGGCCTAAAAAAAGTAGATCCAATCGTGGTTAGATTTACAGTATAGTTTTCTCTTATTTGCGCGCTGATTGGATCGACGCCATCCATTTCCGTTCTCGCTGCCTTGAGATATGGCATATCACGACGACTATATTTTATGCTTTTCAAGATTCCCTTATCAGCGCCCTGATAAAAATGATATATGCCGCGTTTTGTATCTCTAGCAGAATTGCCGGATAAGCCTGGAGATGGTGCGTTGTGGGTATAGATATAATTGTAATTATATAAATTTCCAGCTTTGGTCAATGCGGCAGTTCTTCTGGGTGGGTGCGGTTTTATATGTTTTATAGATCTAATACGGCCGATGCCGTTTCTGACACGATCTCTGCCGCGGCGATCTCCAGGGCCATCGACATGTGATATATGTACTGAAGGAGCAGAATTATAGCCAGCAAAACATTCTGGACTTAAAGACGCAATAATCAAATCACGTACCACATCTTTGATAAATTGCTTTATCGGCCAGGATTCTCTCTGAGTCTTAACTGCTTTGTTGTTATACCATTCTAAAAATAATATTAAAGAAATCGGCGTGTCAGCCATATTGAAAGCAACAACACCACCAGTTAATGGATCGATCATGGTCATATCGCCTAGCAAATATCTTATACTTTTTGACCCAGAGCCGACATTTCCTAATAAACTAAATGCTGCTTCGAGCAAGTCTCCAAGATAGAAATAATTTATCCTGTAATGACCAGCGGGTTTTGAAGTGCTGTTCTGAAGCTCTCTTTGCGCATCATCTAGGCCGGCTTTTAATTTGTCTTCTCTATCTGTATCTGTCTCGCCTTCTTTAGTAGAAGGTTCGTCAGTAGCTTTTTTCATTGCTCGTGAAGTCGCGTCACTCCCAGCATCATAATCTAAATTACCAGCAGCGGATCCGGCTGGGGTGATTGTGTGAATGGCAAAATCAATTCTCTTTCTCTTTGGAGTAGAATCTTTTTTAGATTTTTCAGTGACACCATATTTTCTCATTATTGCCGACTGTTTTCTTGTTAATTGACCTTCGTTCATTAAATTTACTTGTTCTTCAGTTAAATCAATATAACGCATATTGCCGCTTTCATACAATCTTTCTAGCAAAAGTTGATATCGTCTGGATTTTTCTGAAGTTACAAAAGTATCTAAGTTTTGTTCTAAAATTTCAAGTTGAGCTTCCTCCTCTCTAGCCTTGCGTGCCAAACTCTTTACGCCTGGATCGCGGGCGTCTTCGACGCCGAGCGCAGACTCAAGCGCTGCTTTGGCGTCGAGATCTAATAACGTATCTGTGCTAAAAAAACCGGCAGCGTCTGAAGCAGCACGGGCCCTTTTGGCTTTTTTTCTAGCGCTTTCTAAACGTTTTTTCTGCTTCTCTAAGCCTTTTTTAAAATTTTCGCCCATATTGAAAATATCAACATTTGGACTGTTTGTGCTAAAATCTATTCTACCTAAAAATTCAATCTGCAAAGTGCCGGAACCATCATCTTTAAAGTCGAATGCATGGCCTAAAAGACCTAAGTGCATGGTGGTGCTTTGCGTTTCTAAAAATTTTCTCAATCTAGCAGAAACTAAATTATTTTTCGAAGTAGGAGCAGACCAGCCGGCAACAACTTTAATCTCATATTTTTCCGGATCCCATTCATCAAATGGAACCCCAAAAGGGTCTTTTACTTTTGTTCGGACCTTCCCCGGTGAAAGCAAAATCATATCTAAAAAAGTGCCGTATTGTTTTTTATCAACATCGGCGGGATCTATATCCTCTAAATTGCGAAATGATAAAGTTAATTTACATTTAATATTTGTTTCAACTTCTACATCTGTTTTGCCGATATATTTCCAAGTAAATTTTTTGACACCTACACCATCGACTCGACCTTTCCTGTTAGAAAAATATTCGTCAATACTTTGTTTGTTGTTATGATCTACGAACAATATTTCTTTTTCTTTTCCGCCAGGATATACTTTAAAAAATCTGAGCTGCGGATGCAAGCCGGCTAATTCGTGAGGTTTGATATCAACAAAAGAACTTATATCTTCTGATGTTGATATTCTGCTGATAACGCGGGATGGAGGCAGGCCAACACACGTAAAATATTTGCCATATGGACGCTTCATGTTGGCTTGCACAATCGGCTCGTAATTATCAATCAAAAAGCATTGTTCTTGAAATCTTCTTTCGGCACGTGCATTATCTGCATCCTCAATGAAATTAGTAGTTTCATCGGCGCCTTCGCCTGTTGTAGTTTCTTCTCCAGTCTTATCAGAAGCGGCAGTTTCTGCTGGTAATTCATCGACTGCTCTCGCAAATGCCGGGGTACCACCTGGGCCACCTGCATTTGTAGTTATATAACTTTTTAAAGGTATCTCCCTGGCCTCTTTGCCGTCTCGCACATATGTTACGTCCGCCGATGCCAAGCCTTTGCTTCTCAAAACTTCATTAACAGCCTTTCTCAAGAGCTTTATATTAAAATTCTTTCGGCGGGCGGCGCCTTCACCGGAGCCTTTTATGCCTTTTGAAAGCCTTTCGCGATCTTTGATCGCTAAAGTTTTAGCTTCGCTAACGATTTCTCCAATTGGATATTCTGATGGTTTTTTTGCCATTTTGATTTACCGCCTATGACTCAACAATTTCTAGAAATATTTCCAAGTCCAAAGGAATGTTAATACTGTCGCCATATTCAACATGAGCTTCTGTGGGGGATCTATTTGCCCAAGCAATAACCCACCAGTAACGTGAATCTCCGTAAAACTCTTGTGCTAGTTTGTAGAATCTATCACCCGTTCTCCAGATATGAGTTCGCATTGCAATTCTTGCCAATTCTTCAGGCGTTGGATGTCTTAAGGCTGGCGTACCATAATGACGCACAAAGCTAACGCCTCTTTTTGCAAAGACGTGACGGTACATATCATTAGTATTTAAGAAAAGTTCTTGTGTTTCATATCTGTCTGCCATACCTTAAATTACCTTTTTGTTTAAAGAGGCTATTTTGGCCTCATTCTTAATTTGTTCATTGACCCGTACTCTTTCAGCGTCGTCAAGAAATTTTGATTTTAATTTATATTTGCGCGGGGGCTTGGCGTCAGCCAATCGAGGATCAAGTTTAAATTGTTGAGCGTCAGATAAAAGACCTGGTTCTGTCGGACTAACTGAGCTTAACATAAGATCCGTTACGCCTTCACCGGAATCTGAACCTACGAACTCTTCTATCTCCGCAGAATTGCTACCTTGCACAGCCTCTTCAATCCGTGTATTGGTTAATGTCTCATCTGCTGTTAGTGACCTGGGCGCAGCATAAGTTGAAATAGCATTTGTATTGGATATATTATAAGGAAATCTTTTCATTGCATTGCCCCTAGCGTTGCCATCTTGTTGCCACCCTAATGAATGCTGATGAATGATAGCCAATTGACAACTTAAGTCGATTAGTTTAGGAAACATCATTGTTTGTCCTCCGACATCCTCTACTACAAACCCAGCTTCCACATTTGGACTAAAGCTCAGCCCACTCATCGCAGCTGCAAGGCCGGATGTCTCTGCTGTTCCGCCAAGTGCAGTATTGCTAGCTATTAAATTGGCAAATTTAACTTTAACAACCGGGCTGCCTTTAATAGTCGAAGCTTCACTTCTGCGGCGGCCAGTCCTTTCATAAACTGGATATTGCATTGCTGCCAACAAAGAACATCTACGTAAGTTTTCCTTTGCCTCCGTCGCGCTATATGCTGGAATTTGCCAACTTATGCTAATTTGCCTGCTTGTTCCTTGAAAAATCTGAAATGGATCCATTCTTCCGTAAACTTCTTCTGTATTATATTTGGCATTAAAACTATCATCCATTTGGGTTAAAAATGCTTTAAATGTAACTCTTCTTTTTGTTGGCACATGATAAAAATCTAGTGTTATGCCAGATGAGCTGCCATTTTTGTAATATGAATTTGTTGCATCTACTGACATTTATTAACCTCCACCTGCATTCTTGATTATATCAACAATATAGGGTTCAAAATCTTCCTCTCCTATGCTTAAATAGAACTTATATGAATTTCCATCAACTCCGCCGGCGCCTCTTTGTTTTATCACAGGAGATGTACTAGCGGCAGGAGAAGCAGCTGCTGGTGCGGCTGAAACTGCAGCTGTTGCATATCTAGTTGCCATGGCAGGAGCGGTTATGTTCTCGCCGGCAAATCCAAATTTTTCAGTTGCGTTGGCAAACTCAACATATGTACCAATTGCTTTACCTTCCATTCCTTCTGCTAGTTCTGCCAACTCGACAATGTGATTTTTCATGTTTTGCAGATTGACACCGCCGGCAGCTGCCACTTTTCCTAAACCACCAAACATATTTCCAAGTGCAGTTAAATCTGCGGTCCTAATTGTCCGCAGTGCCAATCCAACAAGTGTAATTCCAGCGGCAAGCATTCCAAAACCAAAAAGCGCTGCAATAGAAACAACTGCCATAACTTTCATTGCAAGCGCCATGATACCCATTGCAGCTGCCGTGATAATCATTGCTTGTGCCGCTTTAAGGCCGCCTTCACCTAACAAAACAAAGCCGGAAACTGCCAAGAATATACCGCCACCAATCATCAATATTGCTGCGCCGACTGTTGCTAGTGGTATTGCTGCAGCAGCGCCTCCAGCCGCCGAAGCCAAAAGACCTTTTGCCATAAAGAAGAAGCCTGCGGCAAGTATGCCAATTGCAGCTGCAGAAGCAAGAAGCGTTGGTGCATCAAATTGCTTGAAAGCAGCTGCTAGAGTTGCAAAAGCCTCTGCGGTAAGATATACGGCGGCGCCAAGACCAGCCATGGCAACACCATACGCTGCCACTACTGCTGCTTTAGCCATCATGCCGGCTGACCCTTTTGCTGCGCCGGCCCCGCCGGCCCCTTGAGTCCTATTTTGCCTTTGCAAAGCAGCTGTTTCGGCATTAATCTCTGCTATTCTTTTTGCAGAAGCTGCGGTGTCGACTGCTGACTGCTGCTTTCTCAAAGCCATGGCTTTAATTATGCTTGATCCCTGAGCAGCTGTTTTTATTGCCATGAAGGCAGCTTGGGCTCTAATCGCCATGAAAACTACTTTAAAGACAGCAGCTAGCCCTATTAATCCTGTAATGAGGCCTCCAGTCTCATCATTGAGTTTTACTATAAACACAACAATATCTCTAATGACCTCAACAACTGGCTGAACTGCAATTGCAAAGCTTTCAAGAATTACTTTGCCCATTTTCATAGTATCCATTGCTCGTTCAGCTTGTTTTGCTAATTTAGCCTGCTCTTTTTCAGCCAATTTTGCTTTTGCCGTCATTTCATCAAAAGCCGCGATATCGCCTTGCAGCACTTTCAATGCCAGTGCTGTGTCTTTGATACCGGTCAATCTAGCAAAAGCCAAGACGCCGCGGGGATTGGCAGCTAATTCTGCTGCCCGGGCACTGCCATGCATTTGCACAACCAATTCTCGCATGCGGTCTGCAGAATTCTTTGCCATCATGCCCATGGGGTCGAGTACTCTTTCACCCATCAAAGAATTAATATTCGAAGATACTTTTGCAGCGCTCTCAATTGTGTCAAATTGCTCAGTAAAGTTTAAAACTGAAGACATATCTGTGTTTAAAGCAACAGCTGCTGCCTTAACCTTCGCAAAAACACCTATCATTTGGTCGCCGTAGTGTGCTAATTGTTTTGTTGCTTGTGCGAAGTCCTCTTGAATTGTATTAGCGGCCACGCCAATAGAATCGGCCAGGCCGGCCAATTGTTTTGTAAGTCGCTCAGCTTGAGGCGCAGTTTTTCCTAAAGCACCCATCATAAAATTTAAGTTTTTTGTTGCAGTCGCAGTACTAACACCGGATTTTTCCATTGTCGCAACCAAGTGTGCTAGAGAATCTTGTGTTTGTTCACTCATAAGACGAAATCTACTAAGATTTGTGTCTAAGGCAGAAAAAGCCTCGGCCGCTTCTTGCATGCCAATTCCCATTGCTCTGTTTGAGAAGCTTAGATCTATAATTTGATCAGTATATTGACCGCCAGAGCTTGTGGCTTTTTCGAAGCCGGCCTGTACATTGAAAGTTTCGACTGCCAACGCCATGGTTGCTTCTTGAACCTTCATTATACTAGAACCAATAACGTTTTCTAAAATTGCGCCGGCATTTTTTCCTAATTGCCTTACCATATCGCCGGCGCTGGCTAATCCGCCGCCGACTTTGATTACTTCAACAAAACTGCCGTAAAGCGTATCTTTCCACTGAGAAGTGACTCCGGTCCAGCCGGCTAATTCCCTGCCGACTCTTTCAGAATGATTGATTATTTTTTCTGTTGTGGCAATTGATCGAGTTTGCTCGTCGTTAAATTGCCTCATTTGTTTTAATTGATCTTCATTTAATTGAAGAATGCTTTGTAGCTGCGCTGCTTTTTTTTCAAGCGCAATGCGTTCAACTTCGTTTAGTTCGCCTTTTAATTGTTTTTCTTCTCTTACTTTTAAAAGTTCTTTTAGCTGAGCTTCGGCGCGTTCTTTGACTGTTGAAAGGGATCCCTGTAGAAGATCTCTTACAGATTGAGCTTCTTCCCGCAAAGATTGTAAAATATTCAACTCTTCTTCGCGGCCTTTAAATATTTCACCCTGGGCTAATTTAATCTCGGCGTTTTTATTAGCTAGCTCGATTGTAACATCGCGCATTTCTTTTAATATAGCCAGCCTTAGTTCTTCTGTTTCATTCGCCATTCAGATTATATCCTATTCGAAAGGCCACTTTAGACCGGTCTTTCTTTCAAATTTATTTACGGCCGAATCAAGCATTGCCCTGCTTCTATAAGTTTTTGGATCATTTAAGCCATAATCAGATATCGCATCCAAATACTTTTTTTCACGTGTTATCGCGTTACGAAAGGCAGAAAGCTGAGATGAAGTTCCTCGCACCTTGACATTAGAAGGTATACCATAATCTTCCCAGAACATTCTACGAAGAATGGTTTTGATGCCATGACCCAAAATACTTAAAAAACTCTCTGTTACCTCGCCTTTGCTTTTTATATTTAAGTCGATTATAACAGGTGCCAAATTATCTTCGTTGATTTTCATAGCAAATCCCCACTCTTATAGAGTAAATAGTTATTTATAAAATAAAAGACCAGACATAAGCCTGGCCTTCTTTTTACCTTCTTTTAGCTTTAGATGAAGCTTCTTCGTGAGCTTCCTTTTCCATCTCAAATTGCTTTTGAAGTCTTTTCACAAACCACATTCTTATTATTGTCGGCAAATTGTATGCTTCCAAGAAACCCCATCCACCATGATATTTCATTAAAAACAATTGCTCATAAACATTTTGAATGTAATCATTAGTTAGGCCAAAAAAAGTCCGTAGTAAACGGCACCTCCATGTCTTGATCGTAAAAACACTCTTGGCAAGCAAACGGCTGAGTCATATCAACCGTTGGTGTATTTTTGGCATACTCTTTTCTTAAGAACCTTGAATCCATGGCCGGCATATTGTCGACGAATTCATTAATGAAGCGGCGATCTGTATTGCCATTCACTGAAATCAACAAAGTCTTCAATTGATTTGTTAAAAGATTAGAAACCTTTTCAGTATTTTTGTTTCTTACATTGCTATTTTTGACCAGCTGGTTTTCATCTTTGCCAGTCAACAATCTCAAAGCCACTGTTGCATTTGTCCTAGGAAGTTGCAAAGTTATATGACCATTCTCATCCAAACTCGCGCCTTGCTCAACAATATCATCAGCCGTGACAACCTTCACATCATCCAAATTGAATTCATGATCTTGAGACGTGCCGCATGCTGGACATGATATCTTTGTTTGATAAAGAGGGCCATAGCCCGTAATCCTGGCTTTTACGACCAGTGCATTCTTATCGCATACCAATAAATCATTAACCTTGACTTTCTTGTCAATAATAATATTTTGCAAGAATCGATCCAGCGCTAGGCCTTTTCTTAAAAGAGACTGCGAAGTTAAGATATCTTCATCTTTCGCTGTCATAAAACGAATCTCCAAGCTTTCTTGACCGTACAAGGGATGATCTTCTGGATAGAATTTTCCTTGCGAGGGCAATTCAACAAACTCTGTTGGCCGGGGCATTTGAAATGCCGACGCTTGAGTTTGTTCGTTCATAAGCTCGGGGACAGGAATATCAGCAGGAACGTTTGGCGAACCTAAACGCTCTTCATTATTTCTAGCACCCATTTTTACCTCATTTGTTTTTTAAATAATACAATACTTTATCGTAAATTTAAAGCTTTTTTAAGTGGTTGGGACACCTTTTGCGTTTTCGGCCCAATCATAGCGGAAAGTAACGTCCAATGTAACCATTCCGTCGCCGCTATAATCTAGCTCGCCCCATTTAATATCAGTTGGCCATGCATTATTGAGTGTCCAAGTTTCTGATACTTCTGTATTAGGTGTCGTTCTTCCCAGAGACTTTGCTCCGTTAGAGTCTAAGGTTTGGATCTGAACTTGATTGAAAGCCTCAACAGCCGAAGCCTTTGTGATGGTTCTTTGTGTTACCAAGTTTGGATCAGTTGGAAGAGTATAGCCCATTGAGATAAGAGCGTCATAGAGTCCTTGAGTCATATCATTAGCACCGCCGGGATCAACAAATGAAATCGTAACAGGATCCCATTCGGCTATTCCGGGGTAGTAAAAAGTGTGATTTAAATATTTGTGTGGAGTTTCGCCAACTTTTACACCAGGACGGCCGGCTTTTGTAGCATAGTATCTCGAATTCGTAAGGCCTGGAATCAAAACAATAAACTTATATTGTCTTTTTGGCTCTAGCGTTGATGCTGCCCAGAAAAAATTTGTCTCATTTGCCATTTAAATTACCCTCCAACGGTATTTCTAATAATAATTAGGTCTCTATAACTTTTTTGTTTTATTAATCTTCGAATGATGCTCCTGACCTGCTGACCACAAAGTCAAGTGCAATAAATTCAATTGCTCTGGCAGGCTTGAGGAAAATCTTTGCATACATGATATTTCTATCAATCAAATCTTCAGTTGTTGTAGACTCGTCCAAGACAACCTTGAAGTCTGTTAAGCCTAAGCCAACCTTAATATCGCGCAAGAAGGGAATTGCTCTGCTCGTAAAGTTTGCCCAAGTTGAAGGCACGTTCTGCTCGAACAGAGTAGTCGCTGCAATTCGCGAAATCTCCTTCTTAATGAAGATCATCAATCTTCTTACGTTAATTCTGTCTAAAGCGGAAGGTGTCACTTGCAGTGTCTTCTGACCGAAGATGACAATGCCTTCTGCTGGGAATGTCGCAATTGGGTTAATGTTTGCCTCATAAAGCTCGTCGCGCATCTTTGATGTCAAGCGCTCGCGAACTCCAATAACCGGAACGCCAGCTGAGCCTTCTGTCAAGCCGCCGCGTGTGAAGCCTGCAGGAGCAAACCACAGTGCGGATTTGGCCTGTGAGCTAGCAAAGGTGCCAATTGCTGCAATCGAGGGAGGAGCCCAAAGGATCGATCCATTAATCGAATCTCTGATGCGAACCCAAGGATAATATGCGCATGCATAACTTGAATTCAAAGCTCGGTTTCTTAAGTTAGTAATAGTTGTTGTATGACTACCATAAACTTCTGTACCAGATTCCCACTTGGGCTGGTAACCACCCTTGAGATCAACAACCGCTAAGGCATCGCCTCTATCTTCACAAGTATTGATCAGGTGATTAGTCAGTCCCTCGTGCCAAAGGCCAGGGATGGAGGCCATGTTCATTTCTACAACCTCGGGATCTGTAAGTGTATCAATCGCTTTTTTCACACTATAGAAAGCAGAGCTATTTTTCTCTGTCTTGTCTTCCATTGAAGTGCTATTGAAGGGATCTCTTTCGGTAATGTTAATACCGTCAAAGCCGCCTACAAGAGGAATTGTAAAGCGATTGTGGCCGGCATCAAGAATATCCTTATAGCTGCCACTTTCCGCTGTCACTGAATTGCCTGCGCTGCGGCTGCCGCTTTGGTAAAGGACAATTCCCTCTACGTCTTTACGTAAATCATCTAATGTAAAGATAAATGCAGTTTCTGTTGAGTTCGAACTAACGCCTGTTGGTAGTCTGCGTGCTAAATCAATTGTGCTTTCATCGAAAGCTATTCCGGTTTCTGTTCTCCTCATATCAACGCCAAAGTAGGCATCGCGAGGAGAGCCTAGGCTATTATCAACAGAGCCTGATCGAAGCGTAAATGTTGGGAATTGCATGTGAATTGTCGATGCAATTGAATTTGCATATTGAAGGCCCTCGACAGCGGATTGACGCGTGTTGGTGACGTTCATCACTACAAAACGCGGTACTGTTCCTGACAATATATTTCCACCGCTGCCTTTGGTGGCTGAACCGACAATGCTTCCCGAACCGATAACGAATGCTGCGTTGAAGGCAGTACTGCCATCACCAAAAGCTGTGGATCCAGTAGCAGTATGAGCGATGCTAAAATTCTTGAATTTTGTCGGACCATAAAAGCCGTACGGCAATAGAAGCGGATCTGCTACGCCGGCATCTACGTCGCCGTCCATTTGAATATAAATGTACTGAGATAAGTTCTCATAATTTCCCTTATGAATATATCTCTTAGTATCTTCATCCCACACAGTGAAAGAATCACCAATTTTTCTAGCAACATAATTGACAGAATTTGGATTAAGATTGCAGCCAGTGAAGCTTTCTAATACTCTTACTGCACCGTCATTATCATCAATCTTTCGCACCACTACGGTGAACGATCCATATGGATTATAGGTGTCTGTTGCAACTCGAACATCTTGAATAGAAATTTTTATGCTACTTTGCGCCCACTCTCCACTATCAAGAGCATGAAACTTAAATAGCTTTGAAGTATGATTTGGATGATTGGTTGGATCAAATCCGCCGGCTGGGGCGCCAGTACCCTGTCTTAAATCCTGAGAAATAATCCATCCTGTACTAGACTTTTTAGCTCCTTCTCGGTGGTGTTGCCAGGAGCTAGTACCTTCGCGTAGGCCCAGCACAACACCCATGTAACCATTAGCATCAGAAGAGGCAACCAAATCGCTAACAGCTCTATCGAATGTCTCTCCAACCCAATAAGTTTGTCTATTATCTTGATTACGTGATAAATTACTTGTTAAAATTGGATTAGTATTTAAAGCTTTGCGAATATATTTTTCACTATTCCGATCAAAGTTGAAATCTGTTTTCTTTGTTATATTTCCATTTCTATCTTTAATAACAGCTGTAAAAGTTTTGCCAGTCGCCTTGCTGAGTGTTAGCACAGCAGTACCAGTTGCCTGCATAGCGGCAGGACCAGGGACCGCACCACTTAATTCGAAGCTGCCCTCTGTCAAGTACACAACAGCCGCTAGTGATCCAGTGGCAACGTTGCTTGGACTGGCGCTGGAACCGGTTGTAGGTGCAATAAACAATCCATACGCTCCGCCGTTGAGGTTTCTGTCAATGCCAATTTCAGCGGAGGTGCCAACATCTCCTTTGAGCCAAGTCTCCCAGCCACCATAGCCAGCATATGCATTCGCCTTGCTGTGCTGTTCTCCCAAGAGTCTAACATAAGTTAATGGGTTAGCGTTTCGCAACCATGCTTGTGCAGCATACATGCCATACATAGGCGTTGTTTGATTGCCTTCTCTCCAGACGTCGCTGCCTTGACCTCCCGGCATGGGAACACCAAAAACGTCAACAAACTCCGAAAAAGAGTTGACTTTCGTAGGTCTCATAGAAGGACCTTTTGGCGCTCGGCCAATAATTACAGGACCGATCGCGTCGGACACTGCGGGCAATTGTGAATTATCGATCTCATCGATAAAAACACCGGGTGATACAAACTTAAATTTTTTAACAGACATTTACCAGCTCTCCTTTTAAAAAAATAAAAAATCTAGGGAAATCCAATATTATTTCTTAAATAAATAGTGTTATCTTTAACCAAAAACCAATTTTATTAATCGCGATAAAAAGCACCTTCGTCTAAGTTTTCATTTATATCACCGACAATAACTCTTTCACGCGGAATTCTGACTTCAACTGCGTTTTCTCTAATGACAACACGAGGCTTGACTTGATTTTTATCCTCGCCTATTAAATACCCCATAACTCTCATGTTTATTTTGGTCTGAAATTTTCTTTCTTCCTCTGACAAATTAGATATATTGTTGTCGAACGAAAAATCACCATCAATAAAAGCTTCGTAATGATGTTGATCTTCTGTGATAAAAACAGAATTAATTCCGCGGGGCTCAGGAACTGTTGCGAAAGGCACAATCAAATCATTCATATGCTGTTGATATTCAGTTCGAATAGTCACTCCATAGGTCACCTCAACATAAACCGGGGCGGGCGTCGAAATGGTTTGATAAACTACTTTTTTGTTTTTTCTAGGAAAATTAAGCTGTCCTTTTTTTCTTTGTGCATCTGCGCGAGCGAAATTTCTAGTTTTTTCTTGGTTAATTCTTCTTGACATTACGATCGAGCCGCCCTGCTCATCGTTCATTGCGAGTACATTTCCAAAGAACCTCTTTGTTAAATCTTTATTGAAACCAGTCCTTTCAATAGATATAAGCGGTAGATTAAACGATCCATCTCTATCATTTCTCAAGTCGCGATTATGCTTCACGTTGAAGGATCTTTCTGCACCGGTCCAAATAACTGGTACTTTTTTCCATCCTTTGTTCTTAAGAACTTTTAAATTCAATTCCTCATCAATCCAGTTATAAAGCGCTTGATCAATAGTCTCTATGGTCGAAGGGTTAATAATTTTTTCATATATAATAGATGGATCTTCAACTTCTGAGTGATCATGATTTTCGTCTTCTCTACGTGGCATCGAATAAACCCTCTCTTGCTCTTATTGCTTTAGCTGAAATCTCAAATCTGTGATCGATTTGGCCAAACAACTGTTTTGGCTCTTTGAGTGTAACTAGCTCGTAATAAAAGTCACCATATAAAATAAAATCGCCTTCTCTAACAAATAGGTCTTGGTCTTCAGTTAATCTTCTTTTGTGAAAATGCACTGTTAAAGAAACATTTTTATCCAAACCATAATGATCTGTGAATGTTTCAGTTCCATCCCATTCAACCAAAGCATAAACTCTTACAGGCGGCAGAAAAGATTTGTTGACTGCTTCGCCATATAAAGAATGATAATTTGTAATCTCCAAATCAACAGGATAATAGACAACCTGCTGGCCAACGACTCTTTCTATAAGCTCGTCATTGACTTGCTTTACTAAATCTCTCTCTTTTTTGCCCAAAAACATTGGAGGAGGAGGCGAAGAAGGCTGACTCCATTTATCTTTTTCTGCCATTGTCTACCTCCTAGCCCACAAACACGCCTAGAGGAGCGTTCATTAATATTTCATTTGCGGCCTTTACAGTTTCTGACTGTGTTGTTGTAAGTTTATTATAAGTTAACTCATCCAATATTGTTTTGAGTTCTTCTCTTAATTTATCCTGCTCGTCTTTTGCTTGGGAAAGTAATTCCGAATGGTTTAAAGTTACAGACTCTCCAGGAATTGGAATTGTTGAAAATTTTCCACGGATCTGCCCTAACATTTCTTTTGACAAAGCTAAGGCAAAGCGACGAATCCACTGTTTACCTATGCTGTTGATGCTTTTATAAGGAATATTAGCAAAAGGTAAAGTATTCATATTATTAATGCCTGAAACTCCAACTCTTCTATCTTCTTCTTCCTCCCATGCATCTTTATGAATTGTAAATTGAACCCACATCTTTCTTACTTGTATGCTTCTAGGTTGCGGAAAAATACGTATTTTGTTGTTTTTTAACTCGTAGCTATAATGAGAATTTCTTGTCCATATTGCGTCCTCATATGCCATGGCTTGTAGTTTATTTTGGTATGGAGGAATAACTTCAAATGTAGAATCATCTGCAAACATTCCATATGTTGACAGATTGCCAACAGAGTTTAAGCCACCATAATATCCAAAGAACCTCCACATCGAGTGTGGTGTTTTATAAAAGACTTTCTTGATTTTAATCTTTCTATCATTAATGTCCAAGCTTGAGCTGCTGGTTATGATGGCTTGTAAATCATAATCAGTTTGTTTATCATTAATAGTAAAGGACGCTGAGTATTCGTTTTCATAGCCATCTAAGCCAATCTCAGCTGCTATGCCATCAGCTACCCTTTCTGCATATGCAAATCTAAATTTGGGGTATTTAAGCTCGATATTAGAACCAGGCGAGGTTGAGCCAGAAAGAAGACCATCGTGGTCAAAAGATCCAGTTGTGTTGCCCAGCATGTTTGGCAAAGAATTTTTTGCCTGGTGGATGTTAACTATGTAAGAATATTCCAGCACTGCCTCTTCATAGGCCGTAAAAATATTCTGCTCAGTTAACTCGACATCTAAAACATCGCCACCAAGTTTTTTGTAAGTATAAGATACTTGATCGATGGCGCCAGAGATAAAATTCGTGTCATATAAACTAGAGTTTGGATCTGCATAAATACCAAAAGCATAATTTACAATTGTTGTTGCGCTTGACAATGCGCCAGTAATTGGTAAAACTATAGCACTAGTTTGACTAACGGGAGTTAAAGTGGGTTTCGACATTCATGGAGCCTCCAATGTAATAATTAGTTTATAAAAATAGAAAACCCCGCCTCAGAATACCAAGACGGGGTTTTTGCTATAAATAGCTGATCTTGCTAAACAAGATCTTGACAGATAACCAAGCCATACATATCAGGACGAACCATCTGCTTCGCATAGCGAGTCATCACGCCCTTACGGGGCACGAAGTCCTCAGTACCGAAGATGGTCGGCGTGACCTGTAGGGGCACGTATGGAGCGTAAACATAGCCGCTTTCGAGGAAGCTGCCACCCTTACGACCAACGAGAACAAGGTTACGACGGAAGTAAGGATCAACGTACACATCCCACTTCTTGCTTAAGCTACCAACTTTAACAGCACCGATTGTGCCAGTGTCAGTGTCAACACCAACATTAGCACGGAATCCGGCAGTGAACTCAAGTAGATTTGCAACTTCAGGTGATGTCACGATGAAGTTTGCTCCGCCACGAAGAGTCTTTCTGTGGATGGCTGCTGATACTTCGTTAATGGTCTCGACAAGAGTCTCGTACCACTCACTTACTGTACCAGTGAAGTCGGGGCCGGCGAGGCTGGTGCTAACTGCAAGCTGCGCACCTGTTTCGCGATTCAAGAAACGTCCCGGGAGACGTGACCAGTAAAGCGTGCCAGCTGCAGCATTGACAATTAGATCCTCAAGAATCTCACGATCAATTTCAAGAGCAATGTGCTCGGAGAGAATTGAAGTAAGCTCGACCTCAGCGTCCAAGTTATGGTAGGCGTTAAGATCCTG